TTATATAGATATGATAATACTTCAAAGTACGCTAGACCCTCAGACATTTAGTTTTATTGCTAAATCTAAGTCCTACGACTCAATGCTTATAAAAGACGAGTCAACAGGTGTTGAGGTTAGTGTTGCAATAGATGAGAACGTTCAAGGAGACTATGTAGATACGATTACAGGGACTTTTGCACTCGTAGAGAATAGATACTATATCTTAACTCTTAAAAGTGGCTCAGACGTTGTATTTTTAGATAAAGTATTTTGTACAAACCAAGCAGTTCAGACTTATAGCGTAAACAACGATACCTATATTTCCAATGCTTCAAATAATGAATATATAGTATATGAGTAACGATGTTCACGTTTTAAATTTAAGTAGTTACGAAGCACCCGAAATTATCGAAGATGGTAGAGAGGATTGGGTTACTTTTGGAGAAGACGATTCTTTTTTTTCTTTTCTAATCGACCGTTATAAAGGTTCTACTACTAACGCTTCAATAATTAACAATACCGCTAAACTTATTTACGGTAGAGGTTTAAGTTCTACAGATGCTTCTAGAAGACCAAACGATTACGCTAGTATGAAGGGTTTACTTTCTAAGAAGACTGTTAAGAATCTAGCAACAGACCTAAAGATGTTAGGAAATTGTGCGGTTCAAGTAATCTACACAAAGAACCGTAAAAAGATAGCAGAGATACACCATGTGCCTGTACAACTTTTACGACCAGAAAAGTGCAATTCTAAAGGCGAAATCGAAGCGTATTATTTCTCTAACGATTGGACAGATACAAAGAAGTTTGTGCCTAAGAGAATACCCGCTTTTGGCAAGTCTAAAAATGCACCTATTGAAATATACTACATTAAGCCATACTCTGTTAATATGAAGTATTTCGCTTTACCCGACTACTATGCCTCTACACCTTACTGTAGACTAGAGGAGGACATAAGCAATTACTTAATAAATGAGGTTAACTCAAATTTTGCAAGTCGTAGTATTATTAACCTAAATAACGGAGTGCCTTCTCCCGATATTCAACAAGAAATAAAGCATAAGATGCTTAAAAACTTGACGGGTACAGATGGTCAAAAAGTTATCGTTTCTTTTAACAATAACGCAGAGAGTGCAACAACAGTAGAAAACCTATCGGCTTCAGATATGCCCGACCTATACAATACATTGAGCCTAGAGTGTGAGAAAAAGATTCTTATAGGTCACAATATAACGAGTCCCCTCATGTTCGGGATAGCAAATAAAGCGAGTGGTTTCTCAAGTAATGCAGACGAGTTAGAGAGTTCTTTTGTGCTATACAATAACCTCTACATTTTACCAATGCAAGAAATGCTAATAGATGCGTTTGAAGACATCTTAGCGTACAATGACATAGCACTAGACCTGTACTTTAGAACTCTTAAACCTTTAGAGTTTACAGACAAAGAAGATAGAGGACAGGAAAAAGAAACTGAAGAAGATGAGCAAACTAAACTAAGCAAACAAGACGACCAAGACGAGGAGATTCTAAGCGTTTTAGAAGGCGAGGTTATAGATGAGGAGTTTGAAGAAATTGGCTATAGAGAATACTCAGAAGAAAATGAAGACTTAAAGACTTGGGCTGATAGTATCGAAGCCAAAAAGAAAAAGAGTCTATTACAGAAACTTTCTGACATTGTTAAATCTAGACCTAGCGACTCATCACAACTAGACAAGTCACTATACAAAGTTCGCTACAGATACGACGAGAAATACGCTAAAGATTCTTCTAGAAAGTTTTGCAGAATGATGATGGGCAGAACTAGAAACGGTGTAGTTTATAGACTAGAAGATATTGACAAGGCATCTAGAGAAATGGATTTCAAGATGGCTGAACTACCAATGCACAAAGGTCAGAAATTCGACCTGTTTAAATTTAAAGGCGGTGTTAACTGTAGCCATTATTGGAGTGAAGTATTATACAAAAGAAAGAAGAACGCAGATGGAACGTATAAAGATGACAAGGCACTATCTTCAAGTGAAGAAGTTAAAGAAATACCTAAGTCATATAAACCGACTCCGAGAGGTAGAGAGAGAGCGAAGAAAGTTGAAGGAGACAGACTAGACAGAGGTCATCACCCCGACTATATTAAACAAAGTAAGAAGAAATAAATGGAAGCGTTACTAATTACAAGACAAGATATTGTCAAATACTCAAATCTTAACGGAAATATTGACTCCGACAAGATGCAACAGTTCGTCAAGTTGGCGCAAGATATACACCTAGAAAGAATCTTAGGTAGTGACTTGTTAAACAGAATAAAAGCGGACATTATAGCGGGAACATTAGCAGACCCTTATTTAACGCTTCTAACGAAGTATATTAAGCCGATGTTAATACATTACGCTTTAGTTGAGATAATCCCTTTTAACGCTTACCAAATAGCCAATGGAGGTATTTTTAAGCACAACTCTGAGAACTCTGACTCTGTGTCTAAAAACGAAGTTGATTTCTTAATGGAGAAGTACAGAAAAGTAGCAGAGCATTATACTGAGAGATTCCAAAAGTATATGTCATTCAACGGGTCAACATTTGCAGAATGGAATAGTAATTCTAACGAAGACATTTACCCTGTTCAAGATACACCTTTTAGCGGATGGGTACTATGAGTTACAAGCCAAAAGAAAAGAATATTAAGAGTTTAAAAGCATATTTAAAGAAACAGAATGAGCGACAAGAAAATAAGTCAGTTAACGGCAAAAAATGACATACTAGAAGATAGCGACATCTTCGCAATAGCAGAGAGTGACGGTAGTGGTGGACACGTCTCTAAAGGTATCACGGGCGACGAGATTAAAAAGGGCATAACAGAGGTTTCTCATAATTCTCAAACAGGAACGGCTTACACGCTAGTCATAGGAGATAGAGATAAGTTAGTAGAGATGGACAACGCATCTGCTAATACGCTTACAATACCGCCTAACAGTTCCGTGCCTTTCCCTATAGGTACTCAGATTCTTATAGTTCAAAAGGGCTCGGGTAAAACTACCATATCGGGAGATACGGGAGTTAATGTTTATTCTGAGGACTCAAGGGTCAAGACCGTTGGTCAGTATGCAATGGCTACGTTAATTAAATGCGCTTCAGACACTTGGTATCTAGGCGGTAATTTAGAGCAATAATATGTTTTTAGCGACTCATGGTGTGTTAAGAAGTTTGAGCGGTTTTGTACCCCCTGTTTTCAATAACTCATACTCTATAGGTTTAGACGGAATTAGTGACTATGTTACATCAAACTCTAATTATACTGAGTTAGACGGTGTTAACAAAGCGAGTTTTTCAATGTGGCTAAAACCTATAACAGGAGGGTCTACATTGAGAACAGTTTTTCAAATAGGTGACGGTTCTAGTAGCGGTGTCAATGGTGTATGTCAATTATTTTTGTTTAAAAATAATAGGATTGACTTTAGTATAGATAGCGGTAGTTTCTTCGGGAGGGCAGATATATCATCTATAAACTACGATAATTGGAATCACATTATGATTACAGTAGACTTAACACAAACAAACCCCTTTAGATGCTATGTAAATGGTGTCGATGAAACAACGGGAGACAACATGGGTAGTAAGACTTCATTTCCTAACGCAACAGAACCATTATATATTGGCGAGTTCGCTACAGGTCAATACACCCCTTTTCTAGGTAATATAGATGAGTTTGCAATATGGAGTGGCTTCGCATTAAGTTCTACTAACGTTAGTTCAATATACAACAACGGTGCGCCTACTAATTTGAACTTTACTAGTGGTGTTTCTTCACCTACTACATATTATAGGTTTGGTGACGGTGATGCATCTCCCGATATATTAGACCATGGTTCTTCTAGTAATGATGCCACAATGCAGAGCTTCAGCACGTTCTCGACAGACGTTCCTTAAAATATAAAAAAGTGAAATATATTATAATAGACTCAGACAGATTAGAAGACCTTGACTTTAGCGAAGTGTCACACCATACAAAAGAAACTGTTAGAAGGTCTCTAAATGGCCTTAAATCGGTTATAAAGTTTTATGATAAGCCTAGTTTTGTACATGACGATACTAAAGTGTACAACCATGAAGAAATGTTAGAGATTGTTTCGGGTTCTGAATGGACTGAAGAAATAGACCTATAAAAAAACCCCTCCGATTAAGAAGGGGTCAAAACTTAACACATGAAAAACACTAGTCAAATATACGAAGGTTAATTACTATATTGACAACGTGTTGAAAACTATATAAAAATAGGTTTTAATTCGTGAATATCTGAATCTTTAAATGATTCTAAAACAAATCCTCTACGGCCTTTCTTAAAGTTGTTCTGTACCCACATTGAACTAGGGGACAAGGCGGGGTAGTTAAAATAGAAAAAGTCATCTGTCGAACACATATCGAATAACGCTTGGTGTGAATCTCCTTTCTTAAACACTATTTTACTAGCGTGCTTGTATACATCGTTCTGCTTCAAATATTGGTCTATCTTTTCAATACCCTTTGTATCTAGGTGAGGTTTAAACCCAAACTTCAGAGAGGTGTCATCTTTACCATGAGTAATGACAAAGCAAGTGTTGTCCATGTAGTAATGATTTATGAACTTATTGTAGTTATTAACCTCTACTTCGGGGTACTTAACTTTGCAAATGTCCTTAAACGCCTTGTTAACGAAATAACCAAAAGAACCCGCATGGTTGTCGTTACAAATGTTGTTAATCATTATGCTAGTGTAGTACGGTGCTAAACCGTCTATAAGCCTCATCTTGAACTCTAGGGCGGTGTCAAATGCTTCTTCGTTACTCATATTCTGAGGTAGTGCGTGACCGCCTCTAGTTGTCTGTTGATTATAACCGTCTAAGAAGTCTCCTAGTTCGTCAATTACTAAAGTGCTAGACTTTTGATTCTTAATAGTCTCTTTAATCATTCTATCGCAACTAGCGAGAGCGTGTATTCTGTCCCACTTCTCTGAGTACATAGCTTTGTTGTCGGGGTTGGTGTCCATACCAATGTGAACGTCAGTATATGTTAACGTGTCAAAGTCGTTTTCTTCTTTGATTATAGGAACGAAAATACTTTCTACGTCTACAGGTTTAATATGCTTCTTAACTATTTCTTCTAGGTCAAAACTCATAACCTCAGACTCTGCTACTTCTTTGAATCGAATGTTATAGTAAGGAGTACCTGTGTGAGACACTAACTTATACTCTTTAACATCGGCTCTAGGTAGTTGGTAGTGGCTACAATATTGGTCTATATCCATCATGTAACCCTCGTCATTCCATGCGGATAAAACGAACTCTTTCTCTGTTACTTGCTTTTCTCTAGACTGTGTTGTTTTAGAAACAGAACCTCTCAGTTGGTAAACTCTTTCGGCTTCTGAATCTGTACACCAATACCTTCTTGATTTGTTTAGGGTCTTGCCCAATTGTTTAGCGATTTCGTCGCTCATTCTAACGTGTTTGCTCATTTATTTAAAATTTATTTCCTACAAAGATAGGAATACTTTTGATATATACAAGGTTATTTTTATAAACTAAGTAGAATTACTTAGACTTTAGATACGTTAAAACACTTATAACTACACCCAAAACTATTAAAACTAATGTCCAATTTATACCCGCAAACCCTCTAGGTTTAGATGCTTTTGCTTTCGCTTTCTCCACTACTCTAGTCAATCGGATAGTGTCTCGAATAGTCTTGTATTCGGTTCTAATCTCTAGGCGAGTCTTAGGCACATAAACGTTCTTATATTTAATAACGGTATCTTTGCTAGAGAAGAACTTCTCATAAACAATAGTATCATGTTTAATAACAGGTATTGAGTCTATTGTAGACACTCGGATAGTATCACTTGAGATAATCGGCTCTAGACCTTTTTTAATTGCTTTTCTGTAGTGATAGTTGCTAGAACAACTAAAGAGCGTTAAAAGTAAAATAAGACTATAAATTCGCATATTCTGAGACGTCGAAGGAGGGACATGATTTATTGGCGAACTCGTAGTGGCCATGTATTGTCATGTCCTTATTGTATTTGTAAATTAATTCTGTCATTAACTTAACTAAAGAATCCTTCTGTTGTTTGGTTCGTGTGTCTTTTGCTTTCTTCATATCCTTAGACATACCACCGACGTAACAAATCCCTATAGAACCTCTATTTTGTCCGCTACAATGCGCTCCGATTCTAGAGATATTTCTTCCCTCCTCTATTGTACCGTCAAGGTGTATGAGGTAGTGATACCCTATATCGTTAAAACCTCTGTTTAAATGCCATCGTCTAATGTCTGCTACATCGTGATGTCTACCTTCGGGTGTTGCGGTGCAATGAATGATTAATTTTGAAATCTTACGCATTACTTAATCTCGTCAACGTCTTGTTTTATTTCTTTTATTCTAGATAGTAACGCTTTGGCTCTAGACCAAATGTCTTCGCCTGTAATCTCTTTTATATTCTCGTTTATGCTTATTGCCTCGATTGAGAACAACACTAACGCTACACACTTAGTAACTAGGAAAGGAACACTAAACAACTGAGATACAAGTTCGTTTATTATAAAGTAGTCCATAACATAAAAAAGCATAATAGCAGACTCGTACAATAGAGTCTTAGAAATTAATCTACTTAATTTCCTAGATGTTATACTTTCTTCTTTTTTGATTGCTTTCCATATACCTGTAAAAGTGTCTAGTGATATTGCGAAACCAATACCGATTAGAATACCTTGAATGGGTAAAAAGAATGATAGCAATATACTCCCTAACTTCATTGCATTTACTTTAATATTCCCTAACAATAAGACTAACTCCTTATACATTGTTTTGTTCTATTTGTGATACAATTACGTACGTTAAATGGGAAGCAATAAAAACTCCTAAAAACTTTAAATATAGTTC